CAGCCCGTTCGCGACTATATCGCCGAGCCCGAGCCAGTTTTCGCCGGTTATCGCGGTCCTGATCTTGTCGATCAGATCAAGTGTGCCGGTCGGCACGGTCTGTTCGATGTTCTTCGTTTCAAACTGTTTCGCGCCGGACGACGAGGATGACGAGCCGCTGTTGCTGCTTCGCTTGTTCAACTTGTCGAAACCGTAAACTTGCGCGTTCAGCTTTTTTGCTGATTTTGACGCGCCGTCGAGGCTGTCGGCATAGCTGTCCGTCTGCTTCTTCGCGACGGTCATCGTCGACTCGCCGGACAGCTGCGCAAGCAGGGCGTTAACGCCGGTTACCGCGTCAGATATGGAGTTGATAACGGCGGTGATTATCGGCTCGATCTTCTGTATAGCGCCGCCGAGCGTCACGGAGATGTTCGCGCCGAGCTCGCCCATTGAGTTCTTGATGTTCGACATCGCGCTGTCAAAAGCGGGCGAAAACTTCGCGAGTCCACTGATTCCGCTCTTTATGTTGTCGACAAGGCTGCTTATCAGAGCGGATTTCGCGCGCGTCAGCAGCATGGTTTTCAGGCTCACGAGCTGCTTTGTCAGCCCTTTTGCCGATATGCCTGCGCTGCCCGTGCCCTTGCCGAGCTTCAGCATATGTCCGAGTGCGGTCTTAGCCCCGCTCGCCACGGCTTTCGTCGCGGAGGCAAGCCCGGACAAGCCTTTCTTGATGCCGGTAAAAGTGATCTTCGCGATATTCCCGGCGACTTTCAGGGCAGTCGAACCGATACTTTTTAAGATCGATCCGAATTTCTGCAAACCGGAACCCTTTTGCGGCAGAGCGTTTGCCTTTACGGCGAGTTTATCGAGTGAATCCGATACGCGCTGAATCTGTTCGGTATCACCTACATTGATGAACGCCGTCCCGTCCTCGCGCATGGATTGCATAGTCCCTTCGAGGTCCGCGATCTGTGCCTTTGCCTGCCCGATATCGTAGGCAAGAGATTTGTACGCTTTGGATGATTCCTTAACGCCGGTCGCGCCCATCTTGCTCTGTCTTTCGTACAGTCGCTCGAGGGAAGCGTTTGCTTTGTCAAGTGTCTCCTGCATCCACGCATAATCGGGTGTCGCGAGCTGCTTGCCGCTCGTTTCGCCCATCTGTTTTTTCAGCTCGGATATCCGGGATTTCACGGCGTCGACCTGCGCCGAGAACTTTGCAAATTCGGCGTCGCTCTTAAAGCCTGCCTTTGCTCTCGCGGACAGTCTGTCAACCTGTGCTGAGAGCGACGAGACGGCTTTTTCGGACGCGCTGATTTCTTTCGGGATATCTTCCTTGCCGATATCAGCCGCGACGCCCTGAGCCGCATGTGAGACGCCGGAGAAGGATTCGGCGACCTTCTCGTTTGCCGCGATCGCTTCGTCCCCGCCGGACGCCATCGCGGCGTAAATCTGCGAGGTGTTTTTGCCGATCGCTTGCAGCGTCGGCGTCAGGTCGCGGAAAGCGGACATCATGTTGTCGCCGAGGTTGTCGACCGCGCTCGTCAGATCATTCATGGCGGCGAGCAGCTTGTCGGAGCCCTTTTCAAAACCTGAGTTATCCAGTTCGGTGTTGATCACAACCGAACCGTCATAGTTTTCAGCTATCGTCCCCGCCTCCTCTCAGTTCTTCGTACAGTGCGGTAAGGTAGTCTTCGGCTTCTTTCCTGCGGTTGATCCCGGGGTCTACACGGAACAGCTCGCGGTTCGCGTTGAAGAATTCGCGTTCGTAGTCTTCGAGCTTTTTTCCTTTCGCTTTTTTCTGCCGGATTGAAACCACGAGGGAAAACAGGTCTTCGCGGTCGACTGACTGATAGTAGCCGAGGAACGTCCACCA